CCAGATTTTATCAGAAATTACAATTCATATGAAATATGCAAAATATTTACCACATGAAAATAGGAGAGAAACATGGCAAGAGTTGGTCACCAGAAACAAAGAAATGCACAAAAAAAAATACCCAAAACTAAAAGATGAAATTGAAGAAAAATATAAATTTGTCTATGAGAAAAAAATATTACCATCCATGAGGAGTTTGCAATTTGGTGGCAAATCTATTGAAATCTCACCAAATAGAATTTATAATTGCGCCTATCTACCAATTGATAGCATTGATTGTTTTAACGAAATAATGTTTTTATTATTAGGTGGGACAGGTGTTGGATATTCTGTACAAAAACATCATGTTGTTAAATTGCCCGTAATTCAAAAACCATACCCTAAACGAAAACGAAGGTTTTTAATTGGTGATTCAATAGAGGGGTGGGCCGACTCTATTAAGGTTTTAATGAAATCATATATGAACGGAGGTGGTAGTAAAATTGAGTTTGATTTTTCTGATATTAGACCAAAGGGGGCCATGTTGGTTACATCTGGTGGTAAAGCACCTGGACCACAACCACTAAAAGAATGTATATTAAAAATAAAGGGTATTTTAGAATCAAAAGAAAATGGTGACCACTTAACAACATTAGAGGCTCATGATATTGTATGTTATATTGCTGATGCTGTTCTAGCTGGTGGTATTAGGAGAGCGGCACTTATAAGTTTATTTAGTGCTGATGACGAAGAAATGATTTCTTGTAAAAGTGGTAATTGGTGGGAATTAAACCCACAAAGAGGTAGGGCTAATAATTCAGTGTGTTTAATGAGGCATAAGATTACAAAAGAGTTTTTTATGGGTTTATGGAAACGTGTTGAATTGTCTGGCGCAGGGGAACCTGGTATTTATTTAAACAATGATAAGGATTGGGGAACTAACCCGTGTTGTGAAATAGCACTACGACCTTATCAATTCTGTAATTTATGTGAAGTAAATGTTTCTAATATTGAATCACAAGAGGATTTAAATGAACGAGTTAAGGCAGCGGCATTTATTGGGACACTTCAAGCTGGTTATACAAATTTTCATTACTTGAGAGACATCTGGAGAGAGACAACAGAAAAAGAGGCATTAATTGGTATATCAATGACTGGTATCGCATCTGGTGTGGTTTTAAATTATGACATGAAACAAGCAGCGGATAGAGTAAAAAGAGAAAACACACGCATTTCAAAACTCATTGGAATCAATAAATCAGCTAGAACAACCACCGTTAAACCAGCAGGTACAACTAGTTTAGTATTGGGTACCAGTTCTGGTATTCATGCTTGGCATAATAGTTATTATATTAGACGAATAAGGGTTGGTAAAAATGAAGCAATATATCATTATTTAATTAACAATCATCCAATGTTGGTAGATGATGAGTATTTTAGACCGCATGATACGGCTGTGATTCAAGTACCCCAAAAAGCACCAAATGGTTCTATAATTAGAACTGAATCAGCCTTAACTTTGTTAAATAGAATTAAAAAATTAGCAACAGAGTGGGTTAAATCTGGCCACAGAAAAGGTTCAAACAGTCATAATGTTTCAGCAACCGTTTCATTAAGAGAAGAAGATTGGGATTTAGTAGGTGAATGGATGTGGGTAAATAGGAAATTTTATAATGGGTTATCTGTATTACCATATGATGGTGGTACATATACGCAAGCCCCATTTGAAGACATAACAGAAGACAGATACAATGAAATGATGAAATCATTAACAGAAATAGACTTATCTTTAATTGTTGAGGGTGAAGATAACACAAACTTATCTGGAGAATTAGCTTGCGCTGGTGGGTCTTGTGAAATAACTTAATTTGTGTGAATCATATAACAAACGGAGATTCCAAAAAAGGTTTCTCCATTTTTTTTTCCATAAAATTAAATTTTGCTAAATTTGCACATATTTAATATAAACAAATTATATTTTATGAAAATTTTAAATTTATTAATTTTATTGTGTTTAGCACAAATTATGTTTTGTCAAACACACAAAACATTTATCAAAAATTTTAACACTTATGATAATAATAATATTATATGTGATTTACCAGGTGATTTAAATGTGGAAAAATGGGATAAACCTTATTGTCAACTGGTTTCTGGTGTTAAAATTATTAATTTTGGTGATAATATATTATCTATGTTGGCGAATAACAGAAGATATGAGATAAATATAAATAACGGTTCAAACCACACAAAAATAACATTACCAAATATGAAGAATTTTATTATTGTTAATGGTGTTGACCTAAAAGAGGATTTTATTTTTATACTTAAAGTGCCTAAACATTTTAATGTTATTAAAGTTGAGATATTTGACGAAATACTTCAATAACCATATTTATATATAAATATAATTATGGCAGACAATGGAAAATTTATAAATATTGCGTTTCCTTTTAAAGAAAGTAGGCGAGGTGATTTTGTTAAATTAAACAATACAGACAAACAAGCAATTAAAGCTGATTTAATGCACCTCATATTGACTAGAAGAGGTGAAAGACTTTACCTTCCAGACTTTGGTACTGATTTACTTAAATATATTTTTGATATGAACGATGATTCGGTGCATGTTGAAATAAAGAAACACTTAAATGGTGTTATTAAGAGATACCTACCAAATTTACAAGTAAATGAGGTGATTGTTGAGCAAAGTGAACAAAGTGAATATGCTGTAACAATTAGAATCGATTACAGTATAACCGATGATGTTTTTGTGGATACTGATTTTGTTATTATACAAATATAATTTTAATTTATCGACATTGCTTGATTTTGTAGTGAATTTAATATAACAAATTCTTTATATTCTGAATAATTTTTAATATTAAGACAAAACGGTAATGGGTTTATTTTTTTACCGTTATAAATAACCTCATAATGCAAATGAGGGCCAGTCGAATCACCAGTATTACCTACAAACCCTAGAACCTCACCCCTTTTAATCCTTTGGTTTAATTTAACCACCATTTTAGACATGTGTGCATATAATGTCTTATAACCATATCCATGGTCTACGGTAACATTTTTACCATAGCCATTTATTTTATGTTCTATTTTAATTACTTTCCCATTCCCAGTAGAATATATTGGTACACCAACATTTGTTGGGAAATCAATACCAGTGTGCATTTTAATGACCTTAAAAATTGGGTGTTTTCTATATCCAAATCCAGAGATTTTTTTATTCTTTAAATCAAAGTTTTTTATTGGTAATATTGATGGTATTGACGATAACATAAATTCCTTAGTATTAAGTTCGTTGATTATCAAATCTTGTGATTCAGCAACAACATTAATATTATGTTTTATTTTTAATAATTTTTTCTTTATTAATGTTAAAATTTTGGGGTTTGATTTTCCACTTAAGACTTCGTTTAATTGATTGTTCGGACCAAACCATAAATAATTTTTTTTAGGTTCAATACCTAACATAGTAGTATAAATGGTATTGTCCCTTTCAATTAGATTATCAATAACAGAGTTAACTAAGGTCATCTTATTATTGATATTTTGGTAGTTTTTCCTAAGTATTATTAAATCCTTAACATCATTAGTGTTTTTAACTCTAAGGGTTATTATAGATACAATAGAAGTATATCCAATAATAAAGGCTAGAGTTATAAAAACACTAAGTGGGGTAAATTTAATTAAATACCCCACTTCATCATATTTTAGAGTATCTTCATTAAAGATGTATGCTTTATCCATAGTTTAATCTTTATTAAAATTATCATTGATAACTAGAAATATACCAATGATTGTATAAAAAGTCAAATAAACATGTATTTTTTTTAATTTTTTATTATTATGATATTTATAATAAAACAATTATGTTATGCCTAAAAAAATAAATTACTATAGTAGAAACTTTGCTGATGTAAGACAAGAATTGATAAATTTTGTTAAACAATATTATCCGAACATATTAAATGATTTCAACGATGCGAGCGTTGGGATGATGCTTTTAGAGTTAAATGCTGCGGTGGGTGATATGTTATCATTTCAGACTGATAGGATGTTTCAAGAGACACAATTAGATTTTGCACAAGAAAGGGGTTCTATATTAGCCATGGCTAGAACCTTTGGACTAAAGGTGCCAGGTAAGAGGCCATCAGTTACTATTGTCGATTTTTCTGTTACTGTGCCAGTTCTAGGTGATACATTTGATATTAGCTATGCACCAGTAATAAGAAGGGGTGCACAGATAAGTGGTGGTGGAAAAATATTTGAAGCACCAGACGATATAGATTTTTCTTCTCCATTTACAACTGGTGGTATACCAAATAGACTTATAATACCAAATTTAGATAATAATAATAATATAATAAACTATGTGTTAACAAAAAGAGAGATGGTAACAAATGGTGTCACTAAGGTTTTAAAAAGAACAATAAGTGAAAACGATGTTAAACCCTTTTTCGAAGTAATATTGCCAGAAGATAATGTTTTATCAATTAATTCAATAATAACCTTAGAAGGTACAAACCTAACAAGTAATCCAACATTATCTCAATTATACAATGAAGATTATAGATGGTATGAAGTCAACGCATTAGTTGATGACATAGTGTTTATACCAGACAACACAAGACTTAGTGATAGTTCAACGGTAAAACCAGGTGTTTTTAAGAAAGTTAATCAAAGATTTATAAGAGAATATACAGATAATGGGTATACAAAATTAATTTTTGGTGGTGGGTCTGAAGACATAAGTTCATTGTGTGATTTTGGGGTTAACAAATCACTTATTAATAGGATTGGTGATTTTATAAATAATTCAGCATTTGGGTTAACACCAAAAGCGAATCAAACAATGTTTGTTTCTTATAGAGTAGGTGGCGGTGCATCAACTAATATTGGGCCAAATACGCTTTCAACTGTTGTTAATATAACAACAATTGTTAATGGTTCAAACGATAAAATAAACCAACAAGTTAGAAACTCAGTAACAGTTAACAATCCATTGCCAGCATTAGGTGGTAGAGATGAACCAAGTGTTGAAGAATTAAGAAACTTAGTTAGATATAATTTCTCATCTCAAGAAAGATGTGTGACAATAGAAGATTATAAAACAAGAATCGCATTAATGCCTGGGGAGTTTGGTATCCCATTTAGAAATAATGTTATGGAGGTCCAAAACAAAGTTAAGGTTTTTATTCTAACACTTAACGAAAATGGGAACCTAAGTACTAATTCTACTAGTGTACTAAAAGATAACATATCAACATATTTGTCAGATTATAGAATGCTTAACGACTATGTTGAGGTCGATAGCGGTAATGTATATAATATAGGGTTTGAAGTTGACATATTTGTTGATAAACAATTTCCACAATCAGACGTTATTTCTCAATCAATAACCACTATTTCAGATTATTTTAATATAGACAAATGGGGTATGGGTGATAATATATATTTTACTCAATTGATTGAGCAAATAAATAACGTTCCAGGTGTTTTAAATGTTATTGATTTAAGGGTTTATAATAAGGTTGGTGAGGGTAAATATTCATCAAATGAAATACCACAACCATATATTGATGATGAGACAAGACAGATTGATTTATTGGGTGAGTACACTCTTTTTGGTGACCCAGTGGGTATGTTTGAAATTAAATATCCAGAAACTGATGTCGTTTGTAGAGTAAAGTAAATTATTTAAGTCATAATTATTGACTTTATTCATTTTAATTGCTATATAATACATAATAACATAATAACATAATCACAAAAAATTTTCATATGGGCTGCAATTGTAAGAATAAAAATAACAATGACTTGACAAATGATTCTGAAAATGATAAAACATTTGGTGATAAAACAATGGTATTTTTATTTAAGGTATTATTATTTATATTTGTTTCAGTATTAATTAGTGTGGTAATTATTCCATTTTCTATATATGTGATACATAAGGCAATCTTTAGAGATGGCACCTTGAATGTGGAAAATTTCATAACTAACAGTAAAAAATATTTTAATAAGAATAATGATATCAATAATCACACACCCAAACCCAATGTTGTTGATAGTCAAAATAATTAAAAAATAAAAATAATTAATGTCTGACAACATAAGAATAAAAACTACTCCAGGGGGTGAAAATAAATTCCTAAAGGTAAAAATAAACCAAAAATTTGATTTTATTGAAATCCTATCATTAAGGATATCTCAAAATCAAGCGTATAAGCGTTTTTGTTCTGACTATGGTGTTGTTGTTGGTAGAGTAATTATTAATAATGGGGTGGGTGTTCCAAATACTAAGGTTTCTATATTTATACCAATAGATAGTAATGATGCACTAGACCCAGAAATAATTGGTCTTTATCCATTTGAGATATTTACGGATAAAGATTCTGATGGTATACCATATAACCTATTACCTAAAAATTCAAGAGGTAAAGGCGATTGCCACACAATAATCGGTACATTCCCAAGTAAGCGAGAAATACAAGATAACGCACAATTAAGTGATATATATTGTAAATATTATAAATACACCACAACTACAAATGATTCTGGTGATTTTATGATATTTGGTGTTCCAGTAGGTTCACATTTTTTACATGTTGAAGCCGATATTTCAGATATTGGTATTTTTTCGCAAAAACCCTACGAACTTGCTAATGATGCTGGTGGGTCTGTTAATTCACAATCTCCAACAAAATATAAGGATAGGATACAAACATCAAGCTTAAGTCAATTAAAAAGATTTTCACCGATTAGTGTCAGTGTTATACCATTTTGGGGGGACACTGAACAATGTGAGGTTGGTATAAGTAGAATTGACGTTGATTTAAGAGTAAATATAACACCAAGTGCGCTTTTTGTTGGTTCAATATTTAGTGACAGTGGTAAGAATAGTCTTGGTAAGTTTTGTATCCCTAGAGAAGATATGGGAAATCATGCACAATTATCTACTGGTTCTGGTTCTATAGAAATGATTAGAAAAACCAGAAGTGGTGGTACCGAAAGGTTTGATGTTAATGGTGGACAAGTTATTGACGATAATGGTACATGGGCTTATTTAATTCCAATGAACCTTAATTATGTTGTTACATCAGAAGAAGGTGATTTAATACCCTCAAACGACCCAACAAAAGGTATACCCACAACCACAAATGTTAGGTTTAGAATAGGTATGAATGTCAATGGTTCTGAAGGGCAGTCAACTACCAGAGCCAAATACCTAGTACCAAATAACCCAAGTGGTCATACTATTGATTATAATTTTGATAGTAGTACGACTGATGTAAGTTTCACAGAATTAATATGGAATGAAATATATACCGTAAAAAATTATATTGCTAGAACACAAATATCATTAATAAACCCAGAAGAAAGAAATTTCTTAGGTATAAAGGATGTTGATGAAGGGCCATTTTCACCATTCCCATTTAATAAATTAGATATTGATGTAAACCCATTATTTGGTCTTATATGTTTATTTTTACACATATTCGTTACAATACTTTGTGCTTTTAACACAAGTATAATACCACTAATTAATACCGTAATATATCTTATTAATATTATATTAATGACAATTTGTTTTGCCGTTGCTACAATATCTATAATTGTATGTGGGTTAGATAACATGTTTGACGCTTCGGCTCGTGCGGAATGTAGATGTGCCAGCTGTATGAATACTGATGCTTGTGACCCAACTGATGAGTCCGTGGATAATTGTTTAAAAGTGTGTGATGACCCAATTTTAAATTATATACCATATATAACATTAGAATGTGGTGCCAACCCAAGTGGTATGAAATATGCGCCATGTGGTTTTGAGTTTGGTATTGATTTTGGCCTTGCTTGGGAAGCTACAAATGATGCCGCATTAAGTCAAGGTTTTCATTATCCAGGTGATGACGATGGGCACGAAGTGTATCATTTAGATGCTGGTTGGATTGAATGCAATGCACTTGGTATAGCAAAAGCGTTGAATGTATTTAAGTTTGATTTTTATAATGATTGGGTAAATGGTACACTATACTCTTATTTATTTAGTGTTAAGATAAATGGTGATAAATCAAAATTTTGTGATACAGATTGTGGGGGTGATGTATCAGATACTAACCGTTGTAGGAATAATTACGTATATGACACATGTACAGAGGCAGCACCAGACTCAGACCACATGAATATTATTGACAGTAGTGGTATTGGAGGCGCAACATATAACGCACTATACTCAAATATATATGAAGGGTTAATAAAAAGGCATAATGGTGAATTTTATTATGTTCCAAAATCTGATAATACTAATAAATTATATGCAACAGACATTGTTAGATTAGGTTCAATGGTTGATTGTCATTGGAAAGGCACCCCAAATATGCATAAATATTTTGTTGAAACAACGTATAATATGCCACCATTGATTGCTGAATCAGATGATAATGGTGTAGTTATAACAGGATTTGATACCAACTTAAATAATGATGGTACAACACTTATTGGTAATATAGTTTGTTTACCAGGTCTTGGTGGTATATTAACAGATAATGATAATTGTGTGAATATAAGACGATTATCGGAACTTGGTGTTGGTTTAGATGAAGATAGACAAGATATTGGTGGCATCTCTGTTGATAATAAAATAGATAATAGAGATGTTGAGGCAACATACGTTAGGGGTATGTTTGCATACCTAAATGGTTTAATACTACCAAGTGCAGCACAAGGTGGGGCGGTATTTAATGAGATAAAATTTGATAAAACGGATAATAACTTTGGGTATGATGATGAGGTCCCATATTATGACTTTAGAAAGTTAAATCTAGTTAACAAGATAAAAGAACATGATAATTCATTTTATTTTTATTTTGGACTCATAAATGGTAATGGTGCCATAACAAAAATGAATAAAAACTTTTTTACTGAGTGTGTACCAGAAGACGATAGTGATTTTATTGTTATTGGTAATGTAATTAGTGGTGACGATGGTACAAGTAATCCACCAACCACCACACCAACAGGTGAAATAGAGATAAATATATTAAATGGTGTTGCTAATTATCAGATTGAATGGGTTGGCCCAACGGTTAGTGGTGTTCCATATGCCTCGTTTTTCGCTTCCCACCAAACAGATGACCAAACATTAACAGATTTATATTCTGGGACATATAATGTTAAGGTGATTGATGATTTAAATAGAGTTGCTGAAGGGTCTTTTTATGTTCCAGGCCCAGACCCAGTTTTATGTAATGTACAAGGTACAAATTTGTCAACAAATAATGGTACAGATGGTAAGATAACTGTTGACATTCAAAATGGTATCCCACCATATAGTGTAGAACTATTAATAGGTGGTGCTAATGTATCAACACAAACATTATCATTATCACCCTCATCAACTATCTTTCAATCTTTAGGTGCTGGTACTTATGATGTTATTGTTACCGATAGTGCCACCCCACAAAGTATATGTAGTAGAACAGTAATAATCACTGCGCCATCTATTTTAAATGTTAGTGTAACAGGAAATTCAGCAAGCTGTTTTGGTGAAGATGATGGTAATGCGTATGTTATAGTAAATGGTGGCGTACCACCGTATGTTACTACTTGGGTTAATTCTACAGGTAATTCTTTACCATCTGGGACTACTATAACAAACTTAAGTGTAGACACATATACGGCAACAACAACAGACAGTGTTGGTCAAATAGGTGGAGGTTCATATCCTGTTACTGAACCACTAGATATAACATTTAAGAGTCCAATAGTATATACTAATGTTAGTTGTAAGCTTGTTGGTGATGGTCAAATAAAACTAGAAAATATTTGTTCTGAAAATGATGTGGAAGTTACCTTAAAAAAGGGTGTATCAAGCACTAATATTATATATACTTCTACAATAAGTTCGGGGGACAATGATACGATTAGTAGTTTAGACCCAGGTACATACCTTATAACACTGACAGATGTTATAAATGGTTGTAGCAAAACTTCATCTGTAATAATAGACGAACCAGCTAATCTATTTTCGGTAAACCTAACTCGCAGTTCAATTTTTTTTACAACGAACTCGTTTGGTGGATGGGGTGCTGAAAATAATTCAAACGCTGCCAATATATATATTTATAAGTGGCAATATAAACTATCTAGTATTGGTGGTGTGTGGACAACAGTTGGACAATCATATAGCCCAACAAATACTTATTCAAGCGGGGGTGGTACTTCTATAATAAATTTGGGATTTATAGGCCAAATGGCCCAATCCCAAGGTGTCACCGCACAGGTTAGATGTATTGTTGATGCTCAAAATCATACAGGTTCTTTCTGTCAACAAGTCACAAATGTAATTACAGTATGAAAGGTAGAATAAAACATAAATTAAATATATTTAGGTCAAAACTAGATGTCAACAAAGATGCGTTTGCTAATGTTAATTTATCTGGGGATTTGAAACCATTACCACCTGGAGAAATAAACTATGTTTTAAATGTTGGTGAAGAATTCAATAAAGAACGTCAATATTCAACAATATATAGACTTATGGGGACAATAACACCATTATTTAGTAACCCATTAATGAATATGAATACAACTGGTTTGGTCCCAGATAAATTTGGTACATCTCAGTCAATATCTGAGAATGGTTTAGGTTTAGATGTGTTCGATAAGCACATATTTAAGACAGAACCATTTAGTTTCCAAGCAACATCAACACTTGATTTTAGTGAAGCATTCAATAAAGGGTTAGTGGAAAATGACGGATGGTTTGGGTTTTTTGACCCAGATATTACAAAAGGTAATCTTTGTACGTTTTATGACATAGAACCAACCAGAAAGCGATTTGAATTGGGGTCATATGGTAATGAGAATTGGAAAATAACAATTACCTATCCAAAAAGAAAATATACTGGTCACACAACAGTTGCTGGTGGTTTACTAATAACTGGTTCAGAAGAAGTTACTGTTGGTGGTGTGCCCATGGTTGTATTATCAACGGCAACTTATCATGGATTAAGTAATGGTGATAAGGTTAGATTAACAGGTATGCCAAACACTGAGTATGAGGATGATTTTACGGTAACAAGATTAGGTTTAGATAATGGTGATTATCAAAATAATTATTTTGCGATTAATTTATCCCCAAGTACTGTTACATTGGGTCCTATTAGTGGGAGAATGAAACGACTAGTTAATGGTCAAGAATCTGAATATTATGTAAGAGTATTTAAGAAGTTATTGGATTATGATGGTAATTATGAAATGTATCCAGTAGGTTTTAGTAATAATGTATTCAATGATAAAAATTATCAATTTATTATTAATCAAGATATTGATGTCTATGGTTTAACAGATAATTTAGGTAGACCATTAAGTGAATTATATTTAACAATAATAAAAACAGATAGCAATGGAATGTTCCATAATGTTCAATCTGGGTTAGATTTAGAATTTTTACCCAATAATCTAACACCTAAAGAATTATCAAATGTTAGGAAAATAACATATGCTTCTACAACACACACACCATTAGAAAGTAATATAGTTTTATCTAAGAGTGAATTTTTTGGTGATATTGTCGAATATAATAAGTTTGAGTTAATAGAGAAACCATTAACTGATGTTTTACATAGGTTTAATACGAAAAATAGGGAAATTAATTTTAGTACTTCTTCACCAAGAAGGGAAGGTTATTTATATAAACCACACCATTTAATAAAAATAAGGGAATTTTCTTTATTCATTGAGCAAGGTGATGAAAATACAATTGGTATACCAGATTATGCTGAAAATTTGGGTGACGGGAGATATTTATGGAGAGACTTATTAGATATTGGTGTTTTTGATGGTGGTGAGTTATTAGATTATCCATTTACAAATGGTGCGCATTACATACATCAAAATTATTGTTTTATGACAATGAGGCAAGACCCATTTAGTTTGTATGATTTATATTATCAAGGGGATAGATTTGGTAACCCATTCGACCCACCAGACCCAATAGGTGACATAATAACAGATAAATTTGAACTAAAACAAAGTGATGATGGATGTTAATAGATATATCATAAGACAACCATTTTTGTCTACAACTACAGCAACAACAATTAATCTACCAGTTAGTCAAACACTAGCATTGGCTGGACAACAAGAACTTATCGATACAAAATTTATTGATGTTGAGGTTGAGAAGTCCATTAACACTCTGTTTGATTATGAAACTGTTAGATTTATTCCACAATACAGTGGTGATACATGTGATACAATAACATATAGTATAAATTTATTAAATACTAATGGTGTTTATCCATCTACTACAAACTGGTCTGATGGTGGGTTTGATTTTGATGATTTTAATTTTAGGAAAAATGCATTCACCAAGAGTTTTTTAAGGTTAGATTTTTATGATAGTGACATAGCGACAAACCAAAGGCTTTTATTTTTCAAAACCATCTACCCTAACATAGATAGTACTACAGGGCAAATTCCACAACCAATTAATTTACCATTAACTTTTGATGTTGGTAATGTATTAAAAGATAGGTCATTAAACGGTGAGGGGTTCTTCCTATATTACTTTAAGGATGAGGTTATACCAACAGTACCAAAAGAATTATATATGAGGGCAACATTCTTAAATGCTAAGAATGGGAAGGCCACAAGTATGATGTCATCGAATGACCCCAATATCGCAATAGATAATTTAGCCAAAACAGCTAGTGGGAAACTATATACCAAATATGTATTAACAAGAGGTCTTGATGGGTATTATTATGAAATTGATACAATTTATTCGGATAATATAACACCATACAGTAACCCAACATCATATTGGGTTAATTTATATCAAATTAGTGTATCATAATGGAAATAACAAAAAGAAAAATATTATTAGAAGATTACATCTACAGAGGTTATGTAGATGTGGACTTAAATGATGGTACAACAATTAAGTATGGTGATTTAACAGCGACAACGTTTAATCTTAATGTATTTATTAAGCAAGAATTTGACGATATGGGGATAAGTACGGATATGCCATTTAATTTTATGACTGGTGCAACTACCAATATAATTGATGATGGGACTTCACCAAACACTAGATACCCTAACAAAACTAAGGAAGATTATTATATTTCTGGTAATATAGTTAGTGGGTTAACTGAAGATAGGCTTGATGTTGTTACATCATATGATAATACTCAAAAATATAAACCATTATTTAACTTAGAAAGTGGGGTTTTTGATGACTACAAGGGTGTTTCTTTTAGTGCGGCAACAAGGGTTATTAATAATGATAATTTAATGCCAATAAATTATATTATTGATGGTGATGCTGATGAGATTATTGATGTAACAAATCCACAACCCAATAGTGGTGTTTTTCTTAAGACATATAGTGGGGTAACCAGATTAGTAACTGACACAATTTTTCAACCATACAATATACCAGTAACTGAGATACACTATAAATCACAAGGGTTTAACGAAACTAATACTATATATTCTGCAATAACAAAAGAAGAATATTTATTTGGGATAACACAAACCCCAGAAGTGCAAAATGATGTAGTAATAGATAGGGGTAAAAATACAATAACTCAAAGTCACATGCAATTATCAGAAATAACAAACATGGGGGATTTAGTAAATTATGGGAATGGGTATTATAAAATACAAAAATAAAGACATATTCACTATTTATATATGTCACCGTATTAAAAAATAAAAAAAATGTCACAAGGAATTTATGGAACAGTAAGAGGGTCAGATGTATCACCCAATGATGTAGATATAACAGTCTTTTATTCAGTAGATAGGAGCGCATCCAATACAAATGTCTTTAAGTTAGATTCGTCTAACTTAGTAGCAATAAATAATCCAACCAATACAATTGGGTTTGAAGCATTTGGTGGACTTTATACACTTAAACTACCTGTAACAGAATTTTCAGCGAAAGGTGTTTATACTATCGTTTTTAAGCCAGCCGAAATAAGAACCAAAATTGTTGATTGTGGTGTATTAGCGGCATTTCCAGACATAAAGGGGTTGGTGTTTGACACAGCAGACCCTAATTTAGGTAGTTTTTTAAGTGATTTTGAAAACAATAATCTAATTGGGTATAGGATAGAGTATTTAAGTACAAATACTAGTGTAACGGATAAAAAAATACATAATTATTTTAAAATAATCACATCAAACAACAGGGCTGAACCAGTAAATCAAAATCTAACTAATACAAATCAGAAGGCGATTAGATATAGGTACAATGACAACTCTACGTTAGTTTTTTGCACGGTTTCTCCATCTTCACCTTCAAATGTTAAACCAAATGTATTACCATTTATTGGGGGGCCAAATCAAGAAGTTATAATATGTAACACTTTTTTCACACCATTTGTGTTAGAAGTTGAAATGGTTGAATATGATATTGAATCATTAGCTATTGGACTTTATGGTAATCAAAGTAAAAGTCTTGAAGATGGTATATATAGTATATACAATTTCAGTGATGAGATTTATAAACAATACAACTTATTTGAAATTAAAGATAGGTTTAGTGGTAAACCATTATTTGAAATTCGTGAAAATAGGTTAAATAATATAGACTTTACTAAGGGTTTTGACGACATTTCAAACGTATAATAAATGAGTGATAAAATTAAAGTTGTTGGTTATGCTCAGAAAATTTTCTTTGATAATGGAATTGAATATAGGAATTTCAGTGATGATTTAGTTGGTAATCAACTAACAGAAAATTCTGATGGTGAAAGTTCTATATTAACATTTGGTAATTTTGTTACAACAACTAATTTTAGTGGTAGAGCAAGTAGATTATATAGTAGTAAAAAATTTAGTAAATTTTATTCACTTAGTAATCTAGGTCTTACAAAAGATAGGGCTGATAGTATATTAAAGAATAACATAAATGTAACACTTAATTTAGATAAAACAGATTTATGTAATTTTGCTTATTTTGGGTCTTCAACTGAATTTATTAGAGTCAATCTAGAGAACATAATAACTAATTGGCCAGCATCAATTTTCTTAACCCCAATAAGAGACACAGACACAACATCAGTCTCTGGGAATACAATTGAAAATTATACATATGATTTTAATCTTAATACGTCAACATTTAGGGTACCAACAAACTTTATTGTAAATAATTATAATATTAATTATAGGGGTAATGGTGCAACTATAGATATATTTGACGAAACAAACAATTTAAGGAATTTAACAGTAAATTATAGTGATTATGTTATTTTTGTTAATGATGTTGAATATAGTGTATTGGGTTTCACAGGTTCAACAAATGAATTTAATGATTATTTATATTTTGAAGTAAAGGGTGACCCATTTACACAATTTATAACTGATTTAATTGAATACCACATAAAACCAAACAAAGAAATAGCTGAAGAATTTTTTAATTCATTAAGTGATTTTGAAAATAACCTATTAAATAGGTTAACAACCCCCCAATACACATCAAAGTATAAATATAAGGTTGAGTCTGATACTGGTAGGATAATCAATTCATTTAAGACATTAACTTGGCCAGTTTCTGATGGGTATAACATCGATTTTAATACCACCGAGTATGTGAGTTATGTTAATGGTTTATTAGTGGTAACAAGCAATAAAGACGAAACTGAAAGTAATTTAATTGTTAGATTTTTAACATCTGATGCTGTATCTGATTTTGATACAATACCAACACCAGATGGTGAGATTGAAGAAACTGAAGGTCAAAAAATAAATAAGACACTTAAGATATATGGTAGAGAATTTGATGAAATAAAAAAATATATAAGTGGGATAGCTTACGCTAATAACGTTTCTTATGATAAGAAAAACAACACCCCAGACCAATTAATAAAATATTTAGCAAGACTACTTGGTTGGGAATTAACCTCGTCACTTGTAGACAATAGTTTATTAAATAATTATTTAAAATTAGGTTCAACAACATACCCAGGACATAGTAGAGGGTTAACACCAAATGAATCTGAAATTGAATTATGGAGAAGGTTAATATTAAATTCAGCGTGGATTTGGAAATCAAAAGGAACCAGAAAAGTTGTTGAATTCTTTTTTAAGTTAATAGGTACGCCAGATGGGTTAATAAACTTTAACGAATATATATATAAAGCCAAAGAACCAATTGATATGGATTTATTCTTTAAGGTTTTAGAAAATAATGGGTTAGATGAGGATTTAGAGTTATATAATGTTGATTCAGAAGGCTACCCTAAGTTTTTTAGGGATACCATAGATATGTACTTTCAAAAGGGTGGTAAGTGGTATAGAGAAACAGCTGGACCTACAGCAACACAATATGTTTTGGAGGGTAACAATCCACATGTTGGACCATATGATGGTGGTAAGGAATATATAAACCAATTAGAAAATATAATCCCATCATTTTCTGCGTTCACAATAACATCTACCACTACAACCATAGATAAAGGTAATATATTTACCAATTATAATAGTGGTGTTATGAACGAATACACTGGACCAATATATGTAGATGTGCAAAATGAGGGTGGTGTTGATTTAAGTGATGTAATATTATTAGAGACAAATGTAATAACAGACCCATGTCCAACAACAGAACAAACAGCTTGTGGTTGTGACATACCAGAAGATGACGAGTCACTAATTATCGATGTTAAAAAATGTGTAAACAACCCAATTAGTATTAATGATAAATGTCAATCAAAATTTAATGCGACATATGCACACGCAGATTTTCATTACATGTGGAGTTATAAAATGTATGACATAAACGGTAACTTAACAACCCCATCAAAACTTAGTGAATTTGTTTCCAAAGAATGTTGCCGAGAATTAGCTAATGGTATTTCACATTATTATGAAAAATATGACGAAACGGTTACAATAGATAATGCTGGTGTTGAGGTATCTACATTTACTTTAAATAATGCTGGGTATTTATGTTGTGTTAAACAACACATAAGCAATAAATCCAAAAACGGGTGTGGGTGTAAGATATCTTGCCAATGGAGAGTTGCACCAGATTTAGAGAAATATTTTTTAGGTAATGAGCAATATATTGTTTTTATTGACCCAATTAGCAATAAAAGGGTTGTCAATGAAGCAGATTCTTGTTTTTGTCCAGAGATATATACAGTACCAAAATTAATTACCGACCCATTTACTGGTAAACAAGGTTATGGTTGTAAGTTAACAAATGCAGGTAGTATGGATTATAATACACTAGGTGTAAATGGGCATTTATATCAATTATACCTAAAAAGAAGTAGGGGTGAGATACCTTGTAATAGTGAAACGTTCCTAAGTGTTGGGGTATAAATATAAAGTATTCACAAATTAAATTATCATATTATATTTATAATAAATAAAACGCATAAATGTATAAGTTAGAATTAACAAGTTATAATGAAACATGTTTCGATGCTAATGAAATAATTAGTAATAATTGGCAGTTGGTGGAAAACTATGATGGCACTGTATCATTATTTGATGAAGTACTAAGTAATATATCATCAATAATCGAAACTAAACCATGTTGTGAAAAACTTGGATATACATTTGACCTTGAAAATCAAAAATGTAGGTGGCAAGAACACAAAACACTTTGTGATGTTTTAGGTGGTGACCCATTTAAAGTGATTTTAAACCCAAACAACAATAATGGTGTTTTATTTAATTTTAGTGATAACGAAACTTGTTTTTTTGACATATCATTTGATTATTTATTTAAGTTTGAGTGCGAAGATATCTTAAAGGTTGTTGAAGGAATTGAAGGACAAAAAAATTCAGAGAACACCAAAAATATTAATGAGTTAACATTAGAGATAATTAATGAAGAAAATAATATAATATTTTTAACTGAACAAATTGAAACTGAAAATGGGTACGACATTCCTTATGTTATTCAATGTGTTAACACAAATACCGCAACTAATGCGGCAAACTATTTTAATAAATCTGGACAAATTAACACCGTTACAAATAATCAAAAAGATGCTTATGATTCTGAAAACACAAAATCAGCGTTTATTAAGAAAACTCCACCAGGTGCACTTGGGTTAAATGATGGTGGTATAACAAATTATTGTTTAACGGACATTGGGTTAGCAGCATGGAAAGTAATACTTGGAGATAACACATATAATAAATGGTTCAATTCAAATGGTATCGATACCAACGTTTATGTTTGTGCAGACGTTGAAGAATTACTCAAGGGTGACACAACAGAAAACACTTTAATAACTACAAAATGTGATTATAGTATTTATGATAAAGATATTTCATTAAAAAAAATCGCTGATTTACAACTTCAACTAAATGACGCAAATAATAAAAAAAATGAATTAAGTATAGAGTTAGCTGAGTTAGAGTTAGAAAATTTAGAAGAAATACCAAATAACTGTGAATTACTGTCCATATTTGAAGACTTCAGCGTTGATTTTACCTTAGAAACATTAAACACAACAACAAACATACTAGAAACAGTCTATAGTGAATCCATAATGAATATTGGGGCTGGTAATATATATGATTATATAAAATCAACATCTGGTGATACTGGAATATTAATTAGTGGGTTTAGTAGTTGTACTGACCAGGAAAATGTAAATACATCTATTAAATGTTTAACACTAAAAGATTTACTATACAATGATGTCTATTTAAATAGATTTTTACCATTTAATAAAATTCCAAAAGAGCAAACAGAATTGGTAACGTTATTTAATAATTTAAATTGTTGGTATAGGCAGACATGTTGGTTAAATTACGAAACAAGAATAGAGGGTGATATAATAAATCAACTAAATGGTAAGAATATTAATATGTCTATAAGGGTTAACAACTCTTGTGCTGACTTTTCCATTTTATTGGATAGGATTAAAATAAATAAAGATTGTACAAAAATTGACAATGTTCAGAAGTTAATATCTGAACCACCTAAGTTTAAAATAGAGAGGGTTGTTGATAATAAAAAATCATGGGTTGCTAATGACGTTAAAGATGAAAGAATATTTGAATTAAAATATAGAGGTACAGAGTACGAAACCAATCATCATAAGTTAATCATAAACACTAAAGAGGTTGATTTAAATTTAAGTCCAGCAAGGGCTGTAGAGCAAGATATTTGGTGTTACATAAACCAAAACAATTGTATATTAGAGGGTTGTGATGATTCGTTTAGTACGTTTGCTTGTCCAAGCGGCTACACACTAACATCAGATGCAGATGCTTGTATTTTTACCGCAACCACAGGAACAACAAGTGCGATTACACAATACAATGTGTCAACACCATATAATTTTACTAGACCCAATCATTATCTAAATAGGGGTACTTTATTTGTTGAAGATGTGTCGGACAAAGAATGGCCAATATTTTGGACAGGAACACCACAAAACACTTGGGTTGGACCCTACTATAACGTAGACTATTTAACCGCCTCAAACGGTGATTATTTAATGCACAGCGGGTTTGGTAATAACTATACAAATAGTGGTTATTTAATCTGGGCATCACCAGATGCATTTTGCGCAGAATTTAGTGAGTTTGGGGCTTCAAGTTCCGATTTATTTAATAGTAAATTAAACCCAAATATATTATGGGGTGGTACGGCTGCTGACGTTTCAAGCTCAGTCTTTAATAATATAACAGGGACAGATGTGGCTGGTAGATTATATAATCGTTCAATTTGGTCTTCTTCTCAATCACCATTAAACGAATGGATAGGATTATCATATACATTTGAATTAGACGAAACAAAGGTATATAGAGTTGGTTTTGCGGCAGATGAAAAAGTACGGATTAAGGTAAATGGTGAGTACTTAATTAATAGCGACTTAACTACATATTATCCAATTAACCCAAGTGTTAATATATTTAATTCCGCAAGTAGATTTCAACAAATATATATTGTTGTTGGTTTAACCCTTTTAGCTGGTAAAAACATCATAGAAGCTGAGGGTTGGAATAGTCAAAATGCGGCTGGGTTTGTTTGTGAAGTTTATGATGCAACAGAAAGTGAGTTAATGGGTATGAGATATGAAACTGAACTATCTGGTGTTACAGTTTTTAGTACAAGAAGTGAAATTGGTGGTGTTTTCCAGTTAGGTGAAGATAGTGGTTATTCTTGTCCAACTGGATATAGTTTAGATACATCAATAGCCGCACCATATCAATGTATTGATATTGATAAGATAAGTAGGTTTGATAGTCAAGAAAATTGTTGTTGTGCTGGATTTCCATTATTAATAAAAGGTGATGATGATATTACGGTTGAGTTACCACTTACTGGGGCAACTGGAACAACATTAGATTGTTCATTAATACAAACATTAATTGATGATTTTATTGATAACAATGCGGATGGTTTTGTGAGTTATTTAGATACATTAGAAACACTTAAGTGTGGTAATGCATATAGCTTATATAGTGGCACAAGTTCAACTGGGTTTTTATTTTCTGAAGAAAATGATGGGACAATTGGTGTATATGAATTTACTACATTAACTGGTGGTACAGATACATATATTAATGTGTCAGATAAAGTTACATCAGAATGTTGTGAAATTATAAACAGTGGCTTTGAAAGTTACTCAAATATATTTAAACAAGGTGTAAATAACTACCCAACAGTTAGTTGGGACCCAAATAAAGAACGATGTGTTTATACCAAATGCGGTGACGATGGGTGTACTAATTTTGATACTTTGTTAACAACAGAGTTAACTGAAATAGATACTGTATTAGAATTTGGTAGTGTTTTATCTAATGAACTTATTGATGTTAAAAGTAGGCAAACAATTAGTGGTTATCCAACACTTAGAATGCTTTATGATAGATATAATTTACACACCCTTGATTATTGCGATGTAGATAGTTCCAAGTTCGATTATTTTGATATGGATAACTTCGGCAAGGGGGTTGGTGATTATTGGATAGGTTTAATAGAACAAGTCGTCCCAACCACAACAATTTGGGGTTCAACATATACATATAGAAATACCATTTTTGACCAGCAGAAACATAAGTATAAACAAAATAACTTATACTTCTGCGCTAATCCAAGTATTAAGTTTCCGTTTTCAGCAATATCTAAAGATACTAGTGTTTCGGTTGAAACATTTAATATAACATTAACAGAAAATAACACTGGTAATACCATAACAACAGTTAGTAGAGAATTAACGACAAGGAATTGTGATGGTGTTTGGATTATGCAAAACACTTGTAACCCAGAATTCTTAGGTACCGTTAGTATTATGGGTAGAACAGGCACAAATGACCCAAATACAATTAATGAAGCCCCATCAGAAATGGGTTAACTTTAAACTTTTAAATATTTATTATTATGCCATTATTAATACAAAACATAAAGACAAATCTTATACAATCAATTAATCAAGATATTAATTTAATTGATACACTAGGGGGGGCATTTGGTTATGAGGATTGGTTTAAGATAGGTGGTTTAGAATTTTTCATACAAAACTATAAAAAATACATAGAGAGTGAAAACTTAAATAAAGATAGAGACTTTGGGCTTAATTTTAATTCTAATAAAACATTTAAAGAATTGAAAATATCATATTAATGAGATATCAAGATAGAATATATAATTCAAGTGGCAACCTATTAAGGAATAGCACAACCCCATTACCACATACAAGTTCAGATATGTGTGTATTTGAAATACCATTTTTTACAATGAGTGGTGGTAGCAAAATAGATTGTTCTGAAGTCACTTGTGATATATCTGGTATATCATATAATAATATATTTACCGCCACAACCGAATGCTTTATTACCAATAACTTAATAACTTCTGGGGTTTGTTTTAATGACATAACTTGGGAAACAAGGATATATGAAGATGATACATTATCATATAGTGGCGATTTTTTCACTTCAACAACAACAACAGGTCTAACACCAACCATATTAGATTTTAGTGGTTCAGTTATTACTGCTTTTGATGCGCTTAATTATAATTATAGTTTTAGTGGAACACAATACACACTTAATCAAAACGGGTTTGATAATATTAAATTACAAATATCGACAACTTTAAACATAACAAATGATTGTGTAAATTGTTCATGCCCATCTGGTTATACCGCAACACCAGCATTTGATGAATGCGAATTATTAACATATACATCATCAACAACTGGTGCCACATTCTTTAGTGGCGTAACTGGATTCAATCAACCCCCCAATAGTCATCTTGGTGCGGCATTTTTATCAAACGTAAACGACTATACATGGCCACTAACTTTTAGTGGAAGCCCAAATCAAGTTGGTGCATATAGTGGAACTAACTTTGTTGTTGATGCAACATCAACAGTTGTACCAGCACTGGCTGGTGGGCCAGGGCCACCATACTATACAAAACCTACCGTTACGAATAGTTTATGGGGACAATGGTCGGCTATTGATGGCAGAATGAATAATGCTGGCATACAATCAGACCCAGAAATACTTAATCAATTTATTGGTTTTGTAACATGTATTGATATTGAAACATCTGGGAAATATTATATTGGTGTAGGTGCAAGGCGAAATTTTAAATTGACATTAAACGGAAACTTAATAATGTCTGGTAACACCACAACAACCTTAAGACCACCCTATAACTCACCATCTACGGAGGATTTATCCACTCAACAATTTTGGGTCCTTGAACTTGAATTGAATTCTGGTAAAAATATTGTTGAAATGGAATTTTGGAATAGTGTTCTAGGGGGGCGGGCAAATTTCACATGTGAAATATATAGCGGAACCAGTATACAAGAATTATCTGGGTTTACTAGTGAAGCACAATTAAGTGCAGTAACAATATTTTCAACAGCAAATAAGATTAATGAATTATTTGACCTTACTGGTGCCAGCGGATTTACTTGTCCTACTGGTTATGTACTTGATACTTGCTCTGGAACAACTAGTAGTTGCGTAAAGGTAGAAAAAACAGCAATAAGTTGTTCAGCATTTACTGGTACATGTAGCGGTGTGACAGAAGTTATTTGTGATTTAGATTTTAGTGGCGCAACAAGTGGGGATACAAATATCTACCCATTAACTGGTCAAACAAACATAGACCTTGATTTTACATTTACAGCAAATACAAGTAACTTAACTGGTAATACTAAATTTTCTTTTGAGATATATAAATATGATAATAATTTAGGGTTATTTAAACAACCACCACAATACATATCAGATAATTTTAGTTGGTCTGAATTTAGCGGTACAAGTGCATTTACTACTTCAGCCCCAGTATCATCATTAAATGTGGATGGTGATTATTTAGTGAAGGGGTTTTATACTTATGATGTTTGTACTGAGATTGGTAATTTGTTAGGTCAAACAATTACCACATCAAAATATAAAACGGGCGATGGCTATGGTATTTATCAATCAGACAGAGATTTCTATTTCACTGCATTTATTAAAGCAGAGGAACCAAGTTTACAAGTATCAAATGACGGTATAACAATAGTTAATTCTTTATTTGTACATAGTTCTATATTAACAGGGGATGAAGACGTTATAGCTATCAAAAAAACAAGCGGTGCATATAGTATAGCATTAAATGGTTTAACATTAGCAAAGGACCTTGATTATTCTTTAAGTGCTAATAGTTTGACATCGATAGTAAAATTAAGTGGTGCCACAGTTTCTGGGGATATTTTTACATATGTATATGTTAGTGCCACCAATGATGATTCATTAAGGGTGGATACTATTGACATAACATCAACAATAGTCAGTGGGGCAACTGATGGTCAAGGTTCAAATGATGTATATTATAATACAACAGAAAGTAAGTATGAAATTTATACGTCTATAGTACCAAGTAGTGGCAATGATATTATTGTAACACTAAATGGTGTTACCTTAGCAAATAATATTGATTATTATTTATCAATAAGTAATGATAAGAGAATAATACTGGAGGGTACTGTAATTGTTGGAGATATAATTAATATATATTATATTACAAATACAGATTCTCAAGGTGATATATCAACAATTAGTTTACCAATAAGTTGGTCAATACTTACACCACCACAAAAAGTTAACGGTGAGTTTACGGTTGAGTTTTCTGATACAACTAGTTTCACAAATATAATAACTAGTGCAAAAACTGATTATGTTGTTGGATTTGCTAATTATTCATTGGTTATACCATTGGTTGGGGTTGCTGGTGATGTCCAATACTATAGAATTAAGAACGAAAAGAAATATATAGATATTTGCAATAATCCAATAGCAACGGTGGCATATAGCGAAATAATTGACATAACATTACAAACAAATGCGATTAATTCATACTAAATATTTATTTTAGGTATTTATTAATTAAATTAAGAATAAAAGATATTTATAAAATATGAGTTATATAATAAACAATTCGAGTGCTTTTGTTAATATAAAATTAACTGAAACAGGAAGACAAAAATTAGCACAAGGTAAATTAAATTTTACTTCTTGGGGTATAGGTGATTCTGAAATAAACTATGCTAGAGAAGATGTGCATGATGATAATCTCACAGATGTGTCATTATCTGGTTCAAGTAAGATATTAAGACCATTAGACACACAACCAAATATAAAGTATTTTATTACTGCAATTAGTAATAATAATATTACTTTAAACACACTTAATAATTTTCAAATAAACACAATAAAGGCGATTGTGAATAATAGTGCCAAAGAAAGGGGGTTTTTTAGTGCCGACACAACACATAGTAATTATATAACATATACTGGAGACACTTATATCAAAGCACATGGGTCGATTTCTGGGGCAACAATAACTGGTGGCACATCTTTGGTTATTGGAACTGGCCATACCTATCAAATCGGTGATTTTTTATTGTTAAAGGTTAATAATGACACTGTTGGAACATTAACAGACAATCAAAATACAATTCCTATACCACATTTATGGTATAAAATACAATCACAAACAACAACAATAAATTTAAATGATACTGTTGTATTTGACAGGGCATTACCAAATACAAATTCCATAACAGCAACCACACAATGGTTTATATATACAAGTGATGAGGTATATGGTGGGTTTGGTTTTGAAGAGACTACACCATATTGGAATACAAATACATTATCATTTGCTGGTTGTTGCGATATATCTTGTGGTGATGTACCAGTTTGGAATATGAATAATGTTTGGTGTGAAAACTTAGCTGGTATGACTGGTTCAAGTGTTAATAACACACCATCAACACCAAATGAAAGTTTTGAGAAATTTGGGTCAAATGATTATTTGGGCCAAAAATACCCATATTTAGAATATGAATGTGTTTCAACAACAACAGAAAGTAGTGAAATTTGTTCAACACCTGGAGAATCAACAATAGATACCACAATTAAATCCATATCATTGGTGCATTATACAAATAATACAATATCTAATTATTATGGTGAATTTTTTCATATAGATGGTGATTCAGATAAGATACTAAAGCTACACTTACCAGACTTAATGTATCATAGAAGAAATTTTAGCACTGAGAGTGGTACAACAATGGGTATGGATTTTATTGCTAGTGGTGCAACAAAATTGATAGGTGATAGTGACATAGAATATGTTGATTTAATTGAAGACCCAACGATGGTCAGTGACACCCCTAAAATAGTTGGTAAAGTATTACCTCAATTAAAAACAGCGGTATTTAGTGATGACGAAATTGTTAGCGCATTGTCTTATAAATCTAATAGGAATTGGACATTACCAACGTTAACATCTAATTTAATTTCATCAGCAAATGGTACCTTAAGTGGTGTTTTAGGGGTTGGTAAAACAATGTATATGTCGTATACATTTGAAAATTCAACTTCTACTGGTCTAACAACTACTTTACCGTGCCAATATTATACTAAGATAAGTAATAACACTTCAAATAGCAAGGATGTTGAATTTAGACTTAGTGATGTTGATTTATTACCCTACATGAGAAAAGAAGAAAAACCTGGATATGATGGTATGGGTTTTTCAGCCAGAGACTTTAAGGTTATATATCAAATAGTTGACGATGTTAACGATAGACCACAACCAGATTCTTGGAAAGTTCATGATTTCACAAGTAGCGGTATAACAACTAGTGTTGGTGAAACTATTGACCCATTGTTATTAGAACGTCAAACTCCAACATTAAATGGGTTTTTAATAGACAATACAATATACACTGGAGACACAACATTTACCATTATAGATTCATTAAGCATGGCAACAAATGCTGACAGTTCAATTCTTCAATTTGGTGACGAAAGGTTCTTTTACGGTAATCTTCAAACATATATCGGTGCAACAATATTTAAAACAACATTTAGAATAGATATATCCGCAGATGATTTTAAAACAACAAGTAACCCAACAAGACCAAACAGTGTACCGAATCAACCAGACATAAGGGTTAGCGAAGTTGGGGTTTATGATGATACTGGTGCTTTAGTTTTGATTGGTAAATTAAGTAAAGCAGTTAACTTAGCGGCTGGGAACACTATAACATTTGAGTTAAGTATAGATTTTTAAGATGGGATTTTTAACAGATACAACAACAATAGAATTAACAGCAAAGCTAACCCCACAAGGTAGGGCTAAAATTGTTAGTAACACTAACACCTTAATAACATATTTTAGTCTTGGTGATTCAGATGCCTATTACAGTTCATACACTGGTTTAACAGGTGGTCAAGTACCACAAATTTCTGGTGATAATGCTGGTTTAGATACAAATAACGGTGGGGTTGATTATATACTTAGAAGCACATTAAATTTAAATGCGGCAACAGATAAGAAATCGGTTAACCCAGCATCAATTAGTGTAAACACAAAAACTGTATCATTAGGTTTTAAAACAATAAATTATAGTGGGGGCACTATAACTCAAAACAAAGTTAGTTTAGCTGATGTCAACACCGATGGGTTAACTAATTTATTTTATTCATTTGCGCTACCAATAACCCCAAGTGATTTTAATAATTTTACTGGTACAACAGGCACATTTACCCAAACAGCTTTTAGTGGTCTAGCACAAAATAATATATTAGTTGTTGGTATTAGTGGTACTACATATGCAGAACTAATTGATGGTAAGAGTATTAACTGTAATCTAACCACTACAGCATCAACATATAACATATATAGTACATATGAAAATAAATCAACAACACTTATGGATGAAGATGCATCCATTACAGACAAATCAATAAATTTACATTATTTTGGCCCCAATAGAGCGTTATTATTCTCAGATGAGGTATTAAGACCAAACGGAGGTGACTCATCTAAGAGTTGGTCAACTGGATATGGCACTAACAAACCATTTAGTGTTAACAATAAAGAATTATTTAATATACAAACCAATTCAAATCTTAATTTCACTGCTGACACTCCAGTTGGTATTGCATACTTAGACAAAGGGTTTTTAGTTATAACAGAACCAACAATTGTTAATGATTTTGATACAACATTTTCTGCGGCAACAGGCACATCAATTACTTTTGACCATGATAGGGTTACGGTTTCACAATCTATCACATGTTTGGCCGATAGAGGTGAGTTTGGTGTTTCAAACAACTATACTTGGAGTCTGGGTGATACACCAAGAATAACAGAGATTGGGTTATTTGATAACACAGGAACATTAATTGCGATTGGTAAGTTAAATAAGACCTACTATAAACCAGTGGATGACTTGGTTGCATTTTCAATTACAATCGAATACTAGCCTTTACATTTTATTAATATTTATTATTTTTTTAAAAAATACATTAATAAGGAAAACCGCTGGTGGTTTTAAATGGAAAATTTTAGAAGAATATGAGAGAGAAAAATAGTAATGGTCTTGTTTTAGGACTGGATGTGTCAACAAAAACAATTGGGATTGCTTTATTTGATGACTTGGGTGATACTGGTAGATTAAAATTACTTCACCATGTTACACCAGAAATAAAACCATTACCAGAAAATAAAATTCAACAATTATTTGATAAAGCAAGAATCTTCGAAGAAGAATTCTTAAAGTTATATGTTGATGTTGGTATAACTAAGGTTGTGATAGAAGAACCACTGGTAAGGTCAAATAATGTCAATACGGTTGCAATATTACTTAAATTTAATGGGATAATTTCTAGGTCTATTTACGAAATACTTGGTATAGTGCCAGAATTTATATCGTCTTATGATTCTAGAAAATACGCATTCCCAGAGTTAATGCAAGTTAGAACACACAACAGAAAAGGTGAACCATACACCGAGAAAGAAATTGCAAAAAAGAAACCAACACTTTTTGGTGGTTACAATTTTAATATTGATAAAAAGGAAATTATATTAGGTAAGGTTTCTGAGTTAGAACCTCAAGTAACTTGGATTTATAATAAGAAAAATATATTAACTAAAGAAAGTTATGACTTAGCTGATGCATATACGTGTTGTCTAGGTTTCATGCATAAAAATAATTTTTGGGTTTAACATTTGGTTAGTTATGTTTTTTTTATTACATTTGTCCTATGTCAAGGATGATATTACAAATATTAAAACGAGTGTTGGGTGAATGTTACAACCACAGCGAAGAAACTGGTCAAACAGAATGGGGTTGCCCAGCTTGCGCTGAAGACAATGGATTATCTTATGGTAATACAAATGGTAAACATAAACTTTCGTTAAATTATAAAAAGAATATTTTTAGATGTTGGGTTTGTTGTTTTGAAAATGACATGCATGGTAAGGTACCTAAATTAATAAAAAGGTATGGGAACAATAAAATTCTTAAAGAATACTTACTATTACAACCAGATGATTATGATTCTTCTACAGATTCGGTAAAGAGTGAAGTTAAACTACCAGAAGGTTTTAAAAAGTTATGTCTATCAAATAAACAACATTTTAAGTTTGATTCTGCTTATGATTATATCAAGAAAAGAGGGATAACTGATGAAATGATTGATTATTATAATATTGGGTACAGTATTATTGGTAAGTATCATGATAGGATTATATTACCATCTTATGATGAAATTGGTGACCTTAATTATTTTGTTGCGAGAGCGTGGAATAAATGGATGAAGCCCAAATATCTAAACCCTATTGCTGAAAAACAATCATTAATCTTTAATGAAAACAAAATCAATTGGGATTGTACAATTTATTTGGTGGAGGGTGTTTTTGACCATATTGTTGTACCCAACTCCATACCATTATTAGGTAAGATTTTACCAGAAAATCTAAGATTAGTTTTATATACAAAAGCTAAGGGAGATATTATTATACTTTTAGATGGTGAGGCATACGATGATGCATTAAAAATATATCGGGCATTAAATTCACATAGGCTCTATAATAGAATTAAGATATGTGTTCCAAATTATAAGGAAGACCCATCTTCTGTTTTTGAAAAATTTGGTTACAAGGGTATTGTTAAACTGCTTAATAAATGTGGTCAAATACCAGAAAGTAAATTATATTGATTCATCATCATCTTCACTTACTTCACCATCATCTTCACTTATCTCATCATCATCTTCAGTTAATTGATATTCATCATTGTTGGCACTACCAACAACATAGTTATACCCTAAATCCTCCCTCAATAACTTTAGTATGAAATCTTTCATAATTTTTTATTTATAAATATCTAAAATTTCATTAAAAAAGTGTATATTTGTTAGAATAATATTAATTTATGGATAAGAAAACTATATTATCAGATATTGGTAATGAAATTAGGGGTATAATAGATAAAAAACAAAAAGAACTAAATCTATCTTTTGTTGAAGATACACACACATATTATATTAAAAATAAAGATGGGGTATTAACATCACACTTTCCAAGTGTATCAACGGTAATAAAGCAATTCTATAGTGAATTCCCAGAATTAAATAAATCCTATCAAATGGTTCAAGGAAATCTACTTGACCAAGATAGACTCTTAAAAGAGTGGAGAGCAACAGCAGATTACGCAAATAATAAGGGGTCAAGGGTTCACTATTTACTTGAAATGGATTTATTAAAACAATATGGTTCATATAAAGAAGTTAGGAAGCCAATATTTAATTGTGATGAAGAACAAGTTAATGATGGGAATAAAATGATTGATGCTGGTCATGATTTTATAAGACTTATGCATAGAAGGGGTGCGGTCTTATTAGATACCGAAATGGTATTAGGTAGTTCCGAATTAGAATATACTGGTCAACCAGATAAGGTTTGGCTTATGCACGATAAGAACGATAAAATAGGGTTCGTAGTGTCAGACTGGAAATCGAACAAACCAAAAAACTTTAAGGTACATCACTATACTGAAGAAATGCTACCACCCTTCCAAGAATATATGGATACAGCATTAACACACTACATGATTCAATTACCATTATATGGTAGATTAATACTAGATATGTTAAAGGGTTCAAAATATGAAGATATTGGATTCTTTGGTTGTATTATTGTACACTTAAGTAAGGAAGGTAAGTTCACTGAGTATAGGGTACCAAGAAAATTTATGGATATTGTTTTAACAATGCCCCCATTACCTAGAATAACTGAAGTTATGGAGTATAAAGAACTTCAAAAAAAACGAGAAGAAAAAAGAAAATTATTATTAAACGAAATGTTAGATAGGAAATGAAAATAAAAAAGGTTATACACATGGCTGATATTCACCTAAGAACGTATAGGATGCACGAAGAGTATGGTGAAGTATTTAAGAAAACCCTAAAGAAAATCAGAACATTGGTTAAGGGTTATCATAGAGAAGAGATTAGAATAGTTATTGCTGGTGATTACGTACATCAAAAGATTACAATTTCTAATGAAATGCTTATGCTTGGTACTTGGTTCTTAAGGAAGTTAGAAAAGATTGCACCAGTAATCATTATTGCTGGTAATCACGATTTATTAGAGAATAATAAAGATAGGGTTGATTCAATTACCCCAATGGTACAATTGCTACCAGGTTTAGATATAAGGTACTATAAGGACAGCAAATGTTTTTTAGATTCAAATATAGTTTGGTGTGTTTATTCAATTTTTGAGAATAATTCAAGACCAAATATTGAAGAATCGATTGAAGAACATGGTGATGATAAGACTTATATTGGGTTATACCATGCACCATTAGCTGGTTCAACAACAGATACTGGGTTTAAGTTTGAAAACGCACAATCATTAAGTCATTTTAAGGGTTGTAAAATTGTCATGTGTGGGGATATACATAAACGCCAAGTTTTATATTATAATGATACCCCTATTGTTATGCCATCATCATTGGTACAACAAAATTTTGGGGAGAAGGTAACGAAACATGGTTTTTTATTATGGGATGTCGAATCAAGGACCTTTGAAGAGTGTGATATTGACAGTGACTATGGGTTTTATCAATTTACGATAGGCTCTATTGATGATATAGAAAATGATGGTGAAATTTTAACAAATTATGAATGAAATTCCGAAGCGACTTAAAGATGAAATATGGCAATATTGCCACCTTAATAACATTACAAATGTTGATGAGTTTATAATAACCTTACTACAACAAGGCTTCACAGCTAAAAAGTATGGGGCAACACCATGGAATAAAGAATCTGAAGTTAAGGAAGTGATAAAAGAAGTTATTAAGGAGGTTATTGTTGAGAAAGTTGTTGAGAAGGAAGTTTATGTTACGAATGATGAACAAATAAAATCATTAACTGACAAGATAAAGGATTTTGATGAAAAATTATTGGACATTAAATTAAAAAATGAGGGTGTTGTTAATTCAAAGAATGAAGAGATAACGAAATTAGAAGAAATGGTTTTTAAACTATCAAAGGAGTTTGAAAATACCAAAGAATCTGATGACATATATGGTGAAAATAAAAAAGGTTTTTTTGGTTCAAATTTAATGGATTTATGGAAAAAGAAAAAATGATAAAAGAAATTAATATGGTTGATATACCTACCAAGGCGAAAATAAAAGTATATTGGTCAGATAAACCAGAAAATTATTCTAGAGAATCAAGGGATAGTATTAGAAAATACTTCTTTAAGAAATATGGTGTACAGTCTAAAAATATTAATGTTATATATCGGCCAGTAAAGATTGGTAGTGATGGTGAAAATATAATTATAGATGGTGCAACAATAGATAATATACTTAATGTTGTATACCAAAGACAATTATTCAAAGAATGGTTTATTAGAGAGGACAAGGATGTTGATTTTGATAGATTAATGTCTTTAGATAAAAAAGTTAATTTAGAATTGGATATTGATTTTGAGGCTAAACAAGATAAAAATTATAGACTTAAATCAATCACAATAAGTAATTTTTTATCGTATGGCGAAGACAATCATTTCCCAGTAGATAAATTTAGTGGGTTTACTGTTGTGAATTCAACCCCTGCCAACCAAGGGGGTAAAAGCATTTTAACCATAGACACAATTAAGTTTTTATTTTTTGGTAAAACAACAAAGACTGATAAAAACGAAGAAGTGTTTAATCAATTTTCAGCTTCAAATAAAGTTTATGTTAGAGGTGTGTTATCTGTGGGTTTAGGTGATGATATAACAATAGAAAGATTGTTAACAAGGAGACCGAAAAGAAATGGTGGTTGGAATGTTACCAACAAGGTTAACTATTATAAAATTTTACCAAATGGCGATGAAGAACAGTTAAATGATGAGGATGCAAAAAAAACAACCCAACTAATCAAAGAAATTGTTGGCACTGAAAAAGATTTTGATTTAATGGTGTTAGCCACATCAAGAAATCTAGATGATTTAATTGACTCCACTGGGGGGGAAAGTGGTAAGTTATTAACAAAATTTATAGGTTTAGAAATAATAGCCACAAAAGAAAGAATAGCTAGAGATATGTATAATAAGTTTTCAAAATCAATGAAATCTAATATTTATAATATCAAAACATTATCAGAAGAAATTGAAACTAACATTAATAATATTGAATCGTTATCTAAAACACAAGCAGACTTAACCAATGAGTTAAGTGTTGAAAAAAACCTCAGAAAGTGCCTCACGAATGATAAGTATATTCTATTGTCAGATAAGGATAAAATTGATTCTGAGATTACCACACTTAACCCTTCTAAATTAGAGAAAGAAATTGATATTATCATTAGTGAGGGTAATAAACTCAAGGAAAATATAAGAACAATAAATAAAGAGATTGGGGTAATTGGTGATGTTAATTTTGATGAAGACAAGGATTTTGAATTAACCAAACTAAAAAACATATACATAGGTGATACCAATCTTAATGAGTCTGAAATAACCAGAGTAGAGGGGGTGATTTCAAATCTAATAAGTAGTGGTATATGTGAAGCTTGTAATAGGCCGTTAGATGATGTTGATAACACTAAACATATATCTGAACATAAAAAGACAATAAGTGCCTATAAGGCCCAAATAAATGAGAATAACAAACTATTATTAGATGTTAATAAACAATTAGATATGTTATCGGAGGCTAAAATTAAAATTAATAGTAAAAACAAGTTAGAATTAGATAGAGATAGGTTAGAGGTTGAGGTATCTAGTTTAAGGTATGAATATAAATTGAAGAATTCTGATTTAAAAAAATATAAACTTAATTTAAAATCCATTGAAAAAAATAAGGAAATTGATTGTGACATAAGTGCTATAGATACTAAGATAATAATTTGTGAAAAGAATGAAGAAGAATTGAACAATAAGCTTAGGGATATTGTTATTAGTATGGAATTAAACGAAAAAGATATTGAAACTAAAAACAAATTAATTAGTATAATAAACAAGGAAAAGGAGATAGAGAAAATATTTAAAGTTTATATTGAGATGGTTGGTAAGAAAGGGATAAGTAAACTTTTATTGAGGTCTGTATTACCAATAATAAATGGTGAATTACAGAGACTGCTTGAGGATACAACAAATTTTGATGTTGAAGTTTATATCGATGATAAAAACGAGGTTAAATATTTGTTAGTTAAAGATGGGGTAGAAAAACCACTTAAATCTGGTAGTGGTTTTGAATTGACAGCATCCAGCATAGCACTAAGAAGTGTATTAGGTAGGTTATCTTCGTTACCAAAACCAAATTTTATTACATTTGATGAGGTCCTCGGTAGGGTGGCACCAGAAAATATATCAAAAATGAAACCATTATTTGATAAGGTTTCAGAAATGTTTGATATTGTATTTTTTATAACACAAATTAATGAGGTTAAGGATTGGTCTGAGAATATAATAACAATCAATAAAGAAAATAATATTTCTAAAATAAAAATAAAATAAATTTATTTTTATTATTTAAAAAATTTTTTGTATATTTGAATTATATTATTAAACAAAAAAAACTAAAAATGGAGGTAATTTTTAAAAATTATTGTATGGTGGTCCTTGGGAACACTGATGGTTGTGAGTGTGAGATTAAAAATATATCAGAGACCAACCCTAATATTGTAAATATGAATGGGGTTGCGCTGTGTACTTTTACAACAATAGCAACCATTAATGAATTAAACGATTATTTTAAATCTTTTGGGAGGAATTTTTTTTTATTTGTTTTAGACCCTTCACTTTCTTGTTGTAACATCAATAACAGACATATGTACGCTATACTTTTTTCTGAATTTGAAAATTACGATGGGTTACAATTAGAAGAACTTGGCATTAGACTTAATGAAGAATTGGGGAAAGATTTTAACGGTACTAAAATAAAAAAAGATTTTGATGACCCCGAAACATTAATTGATTCGTTTAGTGACTTATCCAAGTCAGACAAAGAGTTAATAATTAATGAGATATTAGATAAAGGTGTTAAAAATATGACCGATGATGATAAAATAATATTGGCGGTCTTTTCAGATGATAAATAATAACGTGACTAATGATTATGAATGAGTAAAATTTTTGAACAAGGTTGGCCAAATGATGTTTTGGCATATTTTAAAGATATTGTTAAATATGAATTATTAACCCCAGAAAGGGAGATTGAGTTAGCAATAAAGGTTAAAAATGGGGATAATGATGCTTTTAATGAGTTAGTAACATCAAATTTAAGGTTTGTTGTGACGATAGCTAAGGAATACCAAAACCAGGGGCTATCGCTTATGGATTTAATAAATGAAGGTAATTATGGGTTAACCAAGGCTGTTACAAGGTATGACCACACAAAGGGATTTCGTTTTATATCATATGGTGTGTGGTGGATTAAGCAATCCATAATTCAGAGCCTTAATGATACATCAAGAACTATAAGGGTGCCTACTAACGTTATCAAACAATTTTTTAACGACAAAAAAACGTTAGAAGAGTTTTGTAATTTAAATTATGATGGTCAATTAGATGTTGAAACAATTAATAAACATATTGACTCACCAATATTAACTAAATGCATTTCATTAAACAAGATAATAAATGAACGGGGCGATGAATTAGAAAATTTATTGGAATATAAAGTAACTGATTACAATGATTATTATGATATAGATTCCAATGTTAAAAGAGAGATGAATGTGTTATTGTCTAAATTATCTATTCGTGAGAGAGAAATAATTGAATTATATTTTGGTATTGATAAGGAACAAAAAGGGGTTACGTTAGAAATAATTGGCAAAAAATACGGGTTAACAAAGGAAAGAATTAGACAAATCAAAGAAAGTGCGATTAGAAAACTTAGGTATGATAATGAAGCGTTATTTAAGGTTTTAAACCATTAATGATATATTTATAAGTATAAATATTACTTATGAAAAAAATATTATTATATTTGGTTTTACTTATTGCGCTTACAATGGCATCGGTTGTTGCTTATGTATCTGTTAATGGTTTATTAAAGGTTTTTTCTGGTGCTGGAATCGTTGGGTTAATCTTTTTTACAACCATAGAAGCCGCTAAAATAATTGCTACTTCGGCAATCCACACATACGGAAAAAAGATTGGTTGGGTTTACAATAGTTTCCTAACCATAACGGTATTAATTACTATGGTCATAACATCAATTGGTGTTTATGGCTTTTTATCTTCCACTTATAAGGATAGTTTTGCTAAATTTGAAAATGCGGAATTACAAATAGTTTTGTTTGAGAAAAAGAGGTTGGGTTATCAAGAACAATTAGACTTATTAAATATTGAAAAACAATCTATAAGTGAAAATATAAACGAATTAAGCAATGGCTTATCTAATAATGTTATACAATATAAAGATAAAGAAACTGGTCAAATAATTACAACAACTTCTTCATCAACCAGAAGAGCATTGGAAAGACAATTAAATAATGCAATAGAAAGGCAGACAGTTATAAATGGGAAAACAGAAACACTAAGTAACACCATATTTGATATTGATAATAAAATACTCGAAACCAAACTAACCAATGAAAGCGCATCCGAACTTGGTCCATTAAAATATTTATCTGATGTAACAGGTAAACCAATGGATGAGGTGATGAAGTGGTTAATATTCTTATTATTAATAATTGGTGACCCCATGGCAGTATTAATGGTTATTATCTTTAATAAGATTGTTAAGGATGATGAAAAGATTCCAACACAATTACCTCTCCCAAAAAAAAACCTTGAAAGTGAAATTAATCATGATGTTGATATAGAAGATTCACCCAAAGAAGCCGTAATTAAAAAAACAAATAAAGAACCTCTTGTTAAACCCTCAATTATAAAAAAAAGAACCAATGACACAATCGATAGGATAGGTTCAAATAAAGAAATTAGAGATAGTGATTCCAACACTATTTATTTTAAAAGAAGAAAAAAATGATTGATGACAAATCATATATGTTGGATGATAGTAAATTTACAAAAAAGATTACACAAAAAACAAGAATTGTTATAGGTAACACATTTTCAACCAAAATGAAACATTACATTGGGTGGAATAATAGATATAATGGCAAGCATGATAAATGTGCTATGTTCACCATACGATTAAATGGTGACATATACCAACACTTTTCTCCGATATATTTTTCAAATTTTATGTGTGATTTAAACATAAATGAAAACACCATAACAGTGGTTTTGGAAAACGAAGGTTGGCTAATGAGAGATTTAAATTATAAAAATAAGTTTGTTAACTATGTTTATGATATTTATAATAGAGATGATTTAGTTTTTGAAAAAAAATGGAGGAATTATGAATACTGGGCACCATATACTATTAAACAAGAAAAATCATTACAGGTATTAATTAATAAATTATGTAATGATTTTAATATTCCAAAGATAGTCATAGGACACAACACAAATCTTGATGATGCAACTAAATTTAATGGTGTATTATATAGGAGTAATTTTGAAAAACATTATACTGATGTTAGTCCAGCATGGAATTTTGGTTTATTTAAAAAAATGGTTGAACAAAATAATTAAATATAAAATAATTTAGAAATGATAAATGAACATGACATAACTAAGAAGATACTTGAAACCATTAGAAATAAGGAACATTTTGGTAAATTTTTAATAAAGGAAGATACATTAACACATGCCCAAGCAGTTGGCGCACCTGGTGCTGAGGTACCAGATGAGGCTAAAGTAGGGCCAACTGAACAACCTAATAAAGTTGAAACAGATTACCCATCAGAATTTGAAAGTGATAAAAAATCATTTAAGGAAATTGTGACCCCTAGAGTTCAGTTTAAATCATTTAATATTTATCCAGATACAAATGAGGTTGTGTTTTCTGGTGTGTTAGACAATGGCATTGAATGGGAATTTAAAAAATCAAATAAATGGCCATATATTAATGCACAAAATATAGAATTTGATGAGATTAATAAAGACTTAATTAATAAAATAAGTGCGTATTTCCAAAATTGGTTAGACAAATGGTCTAAAGAAGATTTAAATCGATACTAGATAATGAATAATTTAGATATTAAAAATATATTGTTAATTGTATTGGTTATTACTTGTGTTGGATTAACACTTGGTATAATATTTAAATCAAATGACACTATCAATTATAATGAAGACGTTATTAGAGCACTTAAGGAAGAAAATGCGAGATTAGTTAGTAAAAATGATAGTATTAAGGTGAATAACAATAATTTATCATACGAGATTGATTCTTTGGGACAAATAATAGATGATATGAATGAAGATTTAAATGATACAAAAGAAAAAATTAATAAATTAAAAATTAAGAAAGATGAAATATCTAATCATGTTGACACTATTGGTAGTGATGAACTTACAAGGGCATTCACAGAATTTCTCAATAGAAAAGAATAATGTACAAATATATATTGACAAGGGTGATACACTTGTTTTTATGAGATATGAAAGTGCTAAGATTCTTTTAAAGGAAGTTTTAAAATGTGAATATACTGATAGTCTTTTACATACATACGAAGAACGTGATTCAATAAATAATAATATTATTATGTTTCAGAAAGAAACCATTGTTAAGTTATCAAAAAAGGGTGAAAATTATGAAGAAATAATTGCAAACTTAAATTATGTTTCTACCAATAAGGACCAGGAAATAAGCCTTAAGGATAAGACAATAAAAAAACAAATAAGGAAAATAAAAAGACAAAAAACACTAACCACTGTTGGATTCACATTGGCTGGGATTGCAACAGTCTTGGCGGCTATATTGGCAATATTATGAAACACTATATAAAACAAAGGCTTAGAGAATCTCTTTTAAATGAAGATGATGATATTAAACAATCAATTATATCTTTATTAAAATCTGGAGATGAAGATAATATTGAATTAGCATATACAGCTGGTGAAGGACAAGGTATTAATGTTGATGAATTGGTTAAATCAATATATGGTGAGTTATTATTAAATAAAGCCGAAGGCAAAACAATAAAAGATAGGTTAATAAATCTTACAAATTTGAAGGAGTTGTATTTACGTAATAACAAACTAACCAGCTTACCAAAAGGTATAGAGAATTTAACCAATTTGAATGAGTTGGGTTTATCTGACAACAAACTAACCAGCTTAAAAGGTATAGAGAAGTTAACAAATTTGAAGAGGTTGGATTTAAATAATAACGAACTAACCAGCTTAAAAGGTATTGGTAATTTAACCAATTTGCAGTGGTTGCATTTACAAGCTAACGAACTAACCAGCTTAGAAGGTATAGGTAATTTAACCAATTTGGTGTGGTTGGTTTTATCTTTTAACAAACTAACCAGCTTAGAAGGCATTGGTAAGTTAACCAATTTGAAGGCGTTGTATTTACGTAATAACGAACTAACCAGCTTAAAAGGTATAGAGAAGTTAACCAATTTGAAGGCGTTGTATTTACGTAATAACAAACTAACCAGCTTAAAAGGTATAGAGAAGTTAACCAATTTGAAGGAGTTGGATTTATCTGACAACAAACTAACCAGCTTA